GAGGAAATGGCATGACGCATGGGGTTCCAGTCATCGATGAGATGAAGGTTGCCTCAGTGGGTCCTTCATCGGATCCAAAAAACTAATGGTCCTCCTTGGGTCGCTTCGTTGCGATCCACCCTTGGTCAATGCACAATTGATTGATCATTTGGGGCTTTACGGCGGGAGGGCTGATAGTTCTTTTGAAGAGGTGGTGAATCAGAAGCCTGATCACTATCTGCGACATATGACTCATTACAGACAGGACAATTATTGTGATCCTCACATTTGCGACTACTTGAAATCCACTAGGCAATTGCCCGAATTTGATTGGGATGCTGTGCTTCGTGGAGAAACAATCTTGCCTTACACACATACAGACATGAGTAATCGTGCCTGGATGCGTGGGATTGCGAAATGTTTCCCTGCAAGGTCAGCTGTTCACGAACTTTACTCTGAACATGCTGATGATTTTGATTTAGCTTTTGAATGGACGCTCATAAATTTGTATTCAGTTTGTGGTGGTTCTCGTGTTTGTACACATGACGAAGTTCTCAAGGATATGAACTTAAACGGTAGTTGTGGATTTCCTTGGAATAAGGTTTATCCATCAAAACGCGAAGCGTTTAGTGATCCAACCTTTATTGACTATCTCGATCTTCTTTGGCATCAAACTGGTGAAGGTATTTCCGAAAAGTTTTACTTCCAGTTTTGTTTGAAGGATGAGTTTAGAGATACAAATAAAGTGAACGATCACAAAACTCGAGTGTTTTGTGCTGGACCCGTTGATCTTAATTACGTATGTGCTCGTTTATTCAAGGACATGGCGGATAAGTTGACTGCTTCCGACACTACTGCTTCTGCGATAGGAACTCGACAAACGAACTTGGATTTTCATGATTTGTGGCAAGCATTTCAAGTGCATGAAGTTCCCGGAAATCTCGATGCAGATGGATGGGATAACGGATTACACTTGTTTTTGTTTTGCTTCTTACTCATGTTTTCTTGGGAGTTTCTCGATCCCGTCGACCGGACATTTGCTAATTGGAATCGTCTGGTTATCATTATTCGAGAGAGTGTCTTAGCCTATGTGTTGGCTCCTAATGGTGCTGTGTGGGTCGCTGATGGCGGCATGCGCAGTGGCTTGTGGATTACAGCTTTTGGCAATACCATCATTCACATTTTTTGTCGGTTTTATTACTGGTTGAGAAGCGGAGGTCCTCGGAATTACGCTTTTTATATTAGGCATGAAACAAACAAATTTTATGGTGATGACACTGCTTATAGTTATGATCCGCAGGTATCCCTATGGAGTCATCCTGCGACCTTTGTAGAGTTTGGAAAAGAACTTGATATCAAATATGAGGTTGGGGAACAAGGATGGGAACATTTTACTTTTCTAGGACATCGGTTTCAGAACATTGATGGAACAGTTGTGCCAATTCGACCTTTCATGGCAATATTGTCTGGTTGGATTCAGGATGGAAATGGTAACTGGCAGAGAGCTCTTGAGCGATCTGCTGGTTATCGGATTCAAGCCTTTTTCCACCCAAGACTGTATGATGCCATAACAGGCTTTATGGTCTGGATTCTTCGAACGTACGAC